CCAGCTTGGTGGGTGCTCCATGAAGGAGACCGGCTCTACATACCTGAACGGTATCTCATGCCCCTGCGCGGCGACTTCCAGCCCGAGCAGCAGAAGGCGAAGGAGGTCGAGGCATGAGCGGTGAACTTGTCATTGAGGCATCCATCTTCTTCGCCCTGTTCGTGGTATTCGCTGGCATAACCATCTACTGCCAGCGTCGTGACTCGTCCTTCGAGGAATATCAGCGCAGGTTTCGGCGTTTCAAGGAAGAGGTAGAGCGAGAGTCGAGGAGGCGGCTGTGATTGAGGCAAAGCCGAAACTGAAAAAGTGCCAGAACCCTGCATGCAGCCAGGAGTTCACCCCTCGCTTCAGCAGCACGCAAAAGGTCTGCTCGCCAGCCTGCGCCCTGGCCATCAAGGACAAGCACTCAAAGCCGGCGAGAAAGGCCATCGCCGACCGCGAGCGGAGGGAGATCAAGGTTCGGAAGGAGCGGTTGAAGAGCAGGGCGGATCACCTGCGCGAGGCTCAGGCGGTAATCAATCGCTACGTCCGGCTCCGTGATGATCATCTCGGTTGCGTTAGTTGCGACAAGCCCGCCACGTGGGGCGGCCAGTGGCATTGCTCGCATTTCCGTAGTGTTGGGGCAGCACCTCAGCTCCGCTTCAACCTTTGGAATATGAATAAGTCCTGCAGTGCCTGTAACAACCACCTGAGCGGGAATTTGATGGCCTACCGGCCGCGCCTGATTGAGAAGATTGGCCAGGCCAAGGTTGATCGACTGGAAAGTGACAACTCTGTTGCCCGTCATGACATCCCCTACCTGAAGCGCCTGAAGGCTGTCTTCTCCAAGAAAATTCGCCGGCTGGAGGCTCGACGCAAATGCAGTGCCGCGTAGATGGATGCGGGCGTGATGCCCAATACAAGACAGCCCAGCTCTGCCAGATGCACTACTTCCGGATGCGGAGAAATGGCTCGGTAGCCAAGAAGCTGAGCAGCCGCCAGCAGCGAATCATTACGCCAAATGGATACGTTCGGATATTCGAACCAGGCCATGCCCTCGCTGACAAGGGAGGGTATGTCTTCGAGCATCGACAAGTGATGTGGGCGATCGCAGGGTCTGACTGCCGGCCGTGCGAGCTGTGCGGGAAGGCTGAGACCTGGGCAACCTGCCATGTCGATCACAAGGACGATGATCGCCAGAACAATGCCGAGGGAAACCTCCGAATTCTCTGCCGTGGCTGCAACGTGAAGCGCGGATTTCGACCGGAGTCGTACGAGTCGCGCAGCCAGGTCGGACTAATCGAGTTCGAGGGAAGGCGCGATACAGCAACCAACTGGGCTAGAGATCCGCGCGTGAAGGTAAGCGGACACACCATCCTTCGCAGGAAGGCCGCCGGCATGTCCGACTTCGACGCGCTCTTTGCCCCGAAATTGACGCACAACGGAAAGGCCAAGTTCCGGGCCTGGGTGCGAGAACTGAAGAGGAAGACCGCCTAATGCAAACCATCATTTCGATCGTTATCAGCCTAGCGCTGAGCTTCTCCCTGATCTCGGGAGTGGTGCAGTTGTCGCAGTTCGCCTTCTACGTGTGCGCCGCGGCTAATGTGCTGTCCTGGATTGTCGTTCTCACCGGTCAGGTCAAATGCGACGTCGCAGAGAAAATTCGGAAGGGGGCATGGATCAGAATCCCGGCTTCGGTTTTCTACCTCTATGCCCTGATCTTCAGTGGTCATCCGCTTCTCGCGGCTTCTTCGTTCATGGTTCAGGCCTTCATCCTCGGCTTCGCGTTCAGCAAGCAAGCGAAACCTGCATGACGCTGGCGGAATACATCGCCCAGCAGTGGGCAATCCTTCGTGAATATGGGCTGATTAAGGGGGAAGCATGATCTACACCAGCATTCGGTCGGCAGTCGTCTCTGCCCTGGCGGCGGAAACCATCGACAACACTGCAAAGCAAGCCTGGCAGAAGCTCTACCAGCCAGGGTATGCCGACAGTGAGGGTTTAGCTGGGCTGATCAGGGGCTCGAACACTTCAGGCATCAAGCGCATAGACGCTGATTGCTGGGTGCACGCCCGGCTGCACAGCCAGCTCAAGCCGCGGCACTGGAATGCGCTTGTGGCCAAGTACAGCACTCACCGCGAGAAGAAGAAGGCCGCAATCGAGGCGCTTATCCCCCTGATCGCCACTCCGGCGCCGCGCAGATTCCTCGGAATGGCAGTCTATACCTGGGCTATCCCCAAGCTGAAGGGGGTAGAAGGCAAGCGCTCTACCGACATGATCATTCTCGACGCCGTGTTCTACGACATGAACAACTGGGAATCTGAAGGCCGCCCCGAACAGACGAGGCGACGCTGGAGGTCAGGAATTCACAGTGTGCTGAACGAAATGCTCAAGGAGGCAGAGCTCGATGCGGGTGAAATCCTGATGGAGGAGGGCATCATCGTCGGAGAGGCTGCGTAGGACTTGCAATCAGTGAGCGTTTGAGCGAATATTTCCCCATCCTGCCGATCTTGCGCGTTATGAGGATCGGTAACTCTGAAGCCCTGGCATCTGCCGGGGCTTTTTGTTTCGACGCAGGGTGGAGAAGTGGTAGATGGAGAAGGAGTGCACCAAGTGCGGCGCCCTAAAACCATTGGCCCAATTCCCTCTCAGAGGTCAAGGTCGTCGGCATTCCCAATGCAACGCCTGTAAGGCTTTCGCTACAAAGCTGCACTACCAGAGAAATAAAGAGGCGTATGTGCGACGGGCGAAAGCCAGAAAGTCAGCACTCAAGGATGATTTTAGAAAGCTGGTTGACGACCTTAAAAGCCATCCGTGCGGCGATTGCGGCCATAGCTTCCCGCCATTCGTGATGGACTTCGATCACCGCGAAGGTGAGTTGAAGATTGATAATGTTGCGAATCTTGTTGCCAGCCCTCACAGCATGAAAAAGCTGTTAGAGGAAATAGCGAAATGCGATCTAGTCTGTGCAAACTGCCACCGAATCAGGACGCATGCGCGCCGCCACAAACCAGCACCTAGCGCATAAGTCAGCCCTTGCTACCAAATCCTTCTGGGTTGCGACTACGCGGCCGAGGATGGTCAAAGGTGGGTGCCCGGCCCTACCGCGACCTAATACTCCGGGATCGCCTTGGACACACCACTGGTGATCAAGGCGAAAGCTCCGGCTCCTTGCTCTGCGGGCGTGACGCCGGCTAGTCCGGCACCTATTCTGCGGCTCTAGCTCAACTGGCAGAGCGCCGTCATTCCAAGTCAGATGTTGCGGGTTCAAGTCCCGCGAGCCGCTCCAAATTCAATTCATCCCATTCGACGCCAGGCCCTCGTACTCAAGTGCTGAGCGGCTTAACCCTGCGCGCGGAGAAGTACATGAAAAGCGAATACCGGCAAGCTGTGGAGTCTGTCATTGCTCAAGAAGCAAAGCTGGCTGAGGTTGAGGGGTTGTATGCTTTGGCGGCTGCCCAAGAACGTAGGCTGGCTGAAGACCTGCGACTTAACCGAGAGACACTTTCCCAATATGAGCATCGTGTAGCTGAGATCGAGTCGCAGATCCTCGGTGCTGGGCGGACCTAACTAGAAACCGAGGTAGGCGTCGAGCAGTGCAGGATACTGGATCGGACCTTTCGTGGCCTTCTCTCGATTGGACACATCGATGACCACCATTATGTCTTTGGTTGCGTTGAACTCGCTGCCGGTGTACAGCTCAGAGCAAAGCCTTTGCGCCGTGTAGTCCAGTTCGAAGCAGTAGAAAGAAGTCGTTTCATCCCAGTGTTTGTAGCTGGTTAGCTCATTGATCTTCTTCTTGAAGGAACTATACCGAGACTGGTAGGTGTCATCAGCCTTGATTTGAAACGTGACAATGAAGTTTGCCATGGGTCCGTCCTGTTTCGTGGTGTAGGAATCACGAGGATAGCACGGGGCCATACCCGCCCATGAGCGGGTCTTTTCTTCGTGAGAGCCACACTACAAGGCCCAGGCAATGACCTGGGCTTTTCTGCATCTGGAGTACTTGAATATGGCCGAGCCGAGTGGTGCGGTAGCAGTCGCCGGCCTGGTCGGTATTGGTGCGTCTGCGTTGATCCCTGGCATTGATGCCAATGCAGTGATCGGGGCTTTTGCTGGGGCTATCTTCTTCGTGGTGTATGCCAAGGACATCTCGGCCTGGGCTCGCCTTGGTTACTTCGCTGCGTCCTGGATCGTTGGCTACTACGTCGCCGGCGAAGTCATCGGGCGGGAGTGGGCAAGAACATCGGGCCTGGTCGCCTTTGGTGGGGCATTGTTCTGCGTCGCAGTGGGCACCAGCTTGTTGGAGTGGGTGCAGGGGGGGAAGACGCCTGGTTGGCTCCGCTTCATAGCGGACCGCTTTGGAGGTCGTAATGGTTGACCCTTGGACTCTGGTAGCCGCGATGATTTGCGGCGCCATCTGCATGAGGCTGGCGACATACCGCCGGCAAGGCGCGAGGTATCGCCGGGGAGTGTCCTGGCTCGCATACCTGCTGTGCGTTGGTAGTGGGTGTTTCGCCCTGAGCGTGATGCTCGATGCACTCCACGGCTACAGACTGAATCCTGTCTCCCCTTGGCTGACCCTGGTGCTGGCGATCCTGCTCGGCCTTGTGTGTCGTGCGCGGGGGAATCTGGCCCACATTCTGAGGGTGTACTGATGGATGCTCCGCTTCTACTGAAGAACACCGGCACGTGCCTGATCTTGTGTGACGCCAACGGGGAACCGCTTCCTGGTCAGCTTTCCTTGAGCATCAGCAACGACGGTCTCATGCCAGCGGTCACGGTCACGTTTGCACTCGACAATGAGCGTGTGAGGCTTTGCGGGGAAGGAGTGGAGTCGAAAGAGCCGTGTATCGAGCCGTTTAGCTGGGACCTGGTGGCCGGCACACGCGGGAAAGGACAAATCTGATGGCCGAATGCACCTTCTGCAACAAGACGCGCGAATGGGCGAAGAAGTGGGCGCGGGTTGCCGTAGAGCGGGCGGCCTCTGCTATGGCCAGTAACCCAAAGCGACCGGAGGTGCGTGATGACTGATACCGGCGAAGAGGCTCGAGTCATCCTACGCAACCTGCTCGAAGAACAGCGAAAGACCAACCAACTGTTGCATCTGCTGATCCAGGCCCTCGCCGAGGATGGTGATGATCCTGAAGCCGTGCCCACCAGTTATCTGGATGGAACACCGATTCAAGGGCATCAGCCGGTACGCAGTAATAGCCTTTTGGCAACACCGCCAGGGGAGCGATGATGTCGACGTTTATGGGCTCCGCCAGGGAAACCCAGATAGCTGCTGTTCGAGTCCGTCGCGGATGGTTCGGCAAGCTGGTTGTCCAGGTTCGCTACAAGATCGAGCGCCCCGAAAGCCCCCTCCCTGGCCGGGAGTTGATCTACCACGTATGCGGGCTCTCCCGTTGGCGAGATGCCAACGCAAATGATTTTGCCGAAGCCCTGATGGTCGCAAGGCTCATCGGGATGTCTGATGAAGGAAATCCCTCATGAACAGTCACCCGATCCCTGCAGGAGTCGAGGTCAACCCCAATCGGCCCTGGACGCCTGATGACATTGCTGGGTACAGCGGCGAGGTAGTGAGTGCCATGAAGGTTCTCGAGCCTCTGCTGCGCTCCGGACTGCTGGCGCTCCATCCTGATGAATGGCAAGGCGGAAAGCTCTCGTTCCTCAGACCGGCACAAGCTAGGCGGCAAGGCTGGAACCCTCCGGATCAGGCGGCCTGCAATCAGGTATCCGGAAGTGCCTGACCTCCCTCAGCGTCACACCAAGCCCAAGGCCAAGGGAGTGACTAAGCACGAGGTAGAGGACAAGGCATGGGGGAACGGACGCGGTGGCAGGCCGTGGCGTCGCAAGCGAGAGCGCATCCTCAAGCGGGATGGCTACATGTGCCAGTGCTCAGAGTGCAAGGGGGTGAAGAGGATCGCCACAGAGGTGGACCACATCATCCCGCTGAGCCAGGGCGGCACAGACGATGACGCCAACCTGATGGCTATTGCTGGCTACCCATGTCATGCGAGGAAGACGGCAAGGGAGTCGGCGGCATCTAGGAAATAGTCGGGTTCTCTCAGCGCGCGGACACGACGATATCGAGATATTTACGAATGAAGGCAGTGGTTTTCACTTGTTTCGTGCGTTTTTACCGAAAAATCGAGTTTAATGAGAAAAATTCTCATTTATAGGGGTGGGGCGGGTCAAAACCTTAGAACTTTTCGTTAGGACACCGCGCCCCCAAGTCACTTTCCATTTCCACAGAATTTAGGTTTCAAGATGGCACGACACAAACAGCCAGATGTCGTCGCCAAGTTCAAAGGCGCCGATAAGAAAAACCCCCAGCGCTACCGGCAGGAGTCGGCAAAGGGAGAGGGGGAGGTCGGCGAAGCGCCCATCCATCTGCAAGGCCCCGCTCGTCTTGCATGGAAAGAGTTGTGCGCTCAGTCGATCAAGGGCGTTCTGACGGGATCGGACCGGATCATCCTGGAGGTCACCGCGAACCTGCTCGCTGAATACCGTGCCAACCCGACAGAGTTCGCGGTTGGCAAGTACACCCATCTGATCGGAAACCTGGCCCGGCTTGGACTAACGCCGTCCGACCGCCAGAAGTTCGGCCTGGAAAAGCCGAAGGAGAAGGACGAGTTCGAGGATTTCTGAGATGACCCCCAGCGACATTGCGCGACAGTACGCTAGCGATGTCGTGGGTGGGGCTATCGTTGCGTGCCGGTATGTGAAGCTTGCATGCCAGCGCTTCCTGAATAACTTGGACCGCCAGGGCGATGACGATTGGCCATACGTTTTCGATGAGGCCAGGGCAGATCGTGCTGTCAAGTTCATGCAGCTCATGCCTCACACCAAAGGCAAATGGAGTGCTTCGAAGTCGAAGCTAGTGTTCGAGCCTTGGCAGGTATTCATCGAGGCCAACATCTTCGGCTGGGTGAAGAAGGACACCGGCAAGCGCAGGTTCCGCGAGGCCTACGAAGAGGTTCCCAGGAAGAACGGGAAGTCGGCCCGTCTTGCCGCACGAGGCATTTACCTATTCGCCGCAGATGGCGAGTCGGGGGCCGAGGTCTACTCCGGCGCCACCACCGAGAAGCAGGCCTTCGAGGTTTTCCGTCCGGCGTGGATGATGGCGCACAAGCTGGAGAACCTGCGTAACCGATTCGGTATCGAGCTTTCTGGCAACCAGAAGAACCCTGGCCCCATGTTCGTCATGGAGGATATGTCGAAGTTCGAGACGGTGATCGGCAACCCAGGGGACGGTGCAAGTCCCCATGCGGCCCTGGTGGACGAGTACCACGAACACGACACGGATGCCCTGGTTGACACCATGCAGACCGGCATGGGGGCACGAGAACAGCCATTGCTGTCGATCATCACGACGGCGGGATCGAATCTCGGCGGACCCTGCTACGAGAAGCGACGGGATGTGATCCGCATTCTCGAGGGTCAGACGATCGATGAGACGATTTTCGGGATCATCTACACGATCGACGAGGATGACCCGTGGGATGACCCGGCCAGCCTGATCAAGGCCAATCCGAATTACGGAGTGTCGGTCTTCCCTGACTTCCTCCTGGCCCAGCTCCAACAGGCCAAGCGTTCGGCGTCGAAGCAGAACGCCTTCCGCACCAAGCATCTGAACCAGTGGGTGGGGGCCAGGACGGCCTGGATGAACATGCTGGCCTGGCAGCGACAGAAGCGCGACTTCACGATTGCGGACATGGCCGGCTACCGCTGCTGGATGGCTTTGGACCTGGCGAGTAAGAAAGACGTGGCCGCCCTGGTAATGCTGTTCGAGAAAGCTGGTCAGTTCTACTGCATCCCGCGGTTCTATGCCCCCGAAGCTGCGGCCGAGGAGAACGAGAAATATCAGAACTTCGCACTTGAAGGTCACCTGATCCTGACTCCAGGGAGCATGACCGATTACGCATTCATCGAGGCGGACATCCTAGATCTGGCAAAGCAGGTCGACTTGCAGGATGTTGCCTTCGACGACTGGCAGGCCAACTACCTGATTACCCGACTCTCCAACACCTCAATCCCGGTCGTGGACTTCAACCAGACGGTGAAGAACATGAGCGACCCGATGAAGGAAGTGGAGGCGAGGGTAATAGCGCGGAATCTCTGGCATGACGGAAACCCAGTCATGACCTGGATGATGGGGAACGTGGCGGCAAGGCTCGACGCCAAGGAAAACATCTACCCGCGCAAGGAAAACGACAACGACCCCAACTGCAAGATTGATGGTCCGCAGACCTTGATCATGGCTATGGGGCGCGCCCTGGTTGCCGGCGTTGATGACGGCGACGACTTCATGAACGCCATACGGAACCCGATCATCGCATGAACATCGCTACTGGCCTCTACCTCTTCTTCGGCGTCCTTGGTCTGGCTCTTTTCGTAGCCGGAACCTTCGTGCTGCTGGGGCTCGGCTGGGCGCTCATTTCCGGTGCGGCGTCGGCGTTCGCCATAGCGGCGTTCATTCGCAAGGGGCTGACCAGTGAGTAAGAGTCTCGGAAAAGTCCTGAGCAGTGCTACGTCTGCGCCCAGGTCTTCATTGTTCGGTTGGGGGGATAAGACCATCCGCCTGACAGATGGCGCGTTCTGGTCGCAGTTCCTGTGGCGAGAGTCGTCTAGCGGGAAAAAGGTCACTGTCGACAAGGCAATGAAGCTGTCTGCGGTATGGGCTTGCGTTCGCTTGATCTCTACTTCTGTCGCCGGTCTTCCGCTTGGAGTGTACGAGCGGAAAGCGGACGGAAGCAGAGTCGATGCTCGGTCGTTCCCGCTCTACGATGTTGTTCACAACAGCCCCAACGACGACATGACGGCCTTCCAGTTCTGGCAGGCCATGGTCGCATCGATGCTGCTTTGGGGGAACGCATACGCGGAGATTCGTCGTGCTGCCGGTAGGCCTGCTGCGCTGGACTTCCTGCTTCCATCGAGGGTCGACCTGGAGTGTGATGACAACGGTCGGCTGAAGTACTTCTACACGCCAAAGAAGGGTGCCCGTAGAGAGATCGAGCGCACAAACATGCTGCACATCCCGGCGTTCACGCTGGATGGTCGAATTGGTCTTTCTGCAATCCGGTACGGCGTTGATGTCTTCGGTTCGGTCATGTCGGCGGAGGATGCAGCCAACGGCACATTCAAAAACGGACTTCTACCCACGGTCGCCTTCAAGGTTGACCGCATTCTCCAGCCTGCGCAGCGGGAGGAGTTCAGGGAGTATGTGAAGTCCGTATCGGGCGCGATGAACTCCGGAAGATCCCCGGTTCTGGAGCAGGGGATTACCCCTGAAACCATCGGCATCAATCCGGTCGATGCTCAGTTGCTGGAGACGCGAGAGCATGGCGTGATCGAGATTTGCAGATGGTTCGGGGTGCCGCCCTGGATGATTGGCCAGACCGACAAGGGGAGCAACTGGGGGACAGGGCTTGAACAGCAGATGCTCGCGTTCCTGACATTCTCGATCAGTTCGATCACCAATCAGATTCAGCAGTGCGTCAACAAGCGGCTGCTAACTGCGCCCGAGCGGATTCGCTATTACGCCGAGTTTTCCCTTGAGGGATTCCTGAAAGCTGATAGCGCGGGTCGCGCTGCCTGGTACAGCACCATGGCGCAAAACGGATTCATGACTCGCAATGAAGGTCGCCGGAAAGAGAACCTTCCAGAGCTTCCCGGCGGCGACATCCTGACTGTGCAATCCAACCTTGTCCCCCTCGACCAACTCGGTCAATCCAATGAGAGCCAGGCGGTTCGCGCCGCACTCATGAACTGGCTCAGCCAGCCAGAACCACAGGAGTAACCCATGACTCTGCGAAATCTTCCGGCAGCGCCGGAGGCTCGCCCGCGCTCGGGCGTCCAGTGCGACCTGGCGCCAAAAGCGCTGGATGCATGGCGTCCTGAGCTTCGCGCCGCGTCCGGCGATAACCCCGACACCACCATCACCATCTACGAGCCCATCGGTTATGACTGGTGGACCGGCGAGGGCGTAACCGCGAAACGCATTGCCGGTGCGCTGCGCGCCATCGGCGGCGATGTCGATGTGACCGTGAATATCAATAGTCCGGGCGGCGACGTGTTCGAGGGGCTGGCGATTTACAACCTGCTGCGCGAGCACAAGGGCAAGGTCACGGTGAACATCATCGGCCTGGCCGCCTCTGCCGCCTCTTTCATCGCCATGGCGGGGGATGAAATCCGCATCGGCCGCGCCGCCTTCCTGATGATCCACAACGCCTGGCTGATCGCCATGGGCAATCGGAATGATCTCCGCGAGATCGCCGATTGGCTGGAGCCATTCGACATGACGCTGGCTGACATTTACGCACAGCGCACGGGAATCGACATCGACGACATCGTGAAGCAGATGGACGCCGAGACCTGGATCGGTGGGCGCGAAGCCGTCGACAAGGGGTGGGCAGATGCCTTCCTGGAGTCCGACGAGATCTCCAGTGCGCCGAGCAACCGCAGCGAAGCCATCCTGGCCAAGCGCCGGATGGATGCCGCTCTGGCTCGCAGCGGCATGCCGCGAAGCCAGCGCAATGAACTCATCAATGACTTCAAGACCAGCATGCTTGGCGCTGCTGGCGGGGGTGGTGACACCCCGACCGATATGCCTGGCGCTGTCGCTCCTGACCTCTCCGCTGCACTACGGGCAGCACAAGACATCACTAAATTCCTCCAAGGAGAATCGCAATGAGCGACTTCGAGAAACAAATCGGCGAACTGAACACCAGCCTCAAGCAGGTCGGCGATCAGATCAAGGCCCAGGCCGAACAGGTCAACACCCAAATCGCCAACTTCGGCGAGATGAACAAGGAAACCCGAGCCAAGGTCGACGAACTGCTGACCGCTCAGGGCGAACTGCAAGCACGGCTGAGCGCCGCAGAACAAGCCATGCTGGCCAACGAGAAGCGTGACGGCGGCGAGGAAGCACCGAAGACCGCCGGCCAAATGGTCGCAGAGAGCCTGAAAGAGCAGGGTGTAACCAGCTCCCTGCGCGGTTCGCATCGCGTATCCATGCCGCGCTCGGCCATCACCTCCATCGACAGCTCTGGCGGTGCCCTGGTTGCTCCTGATCGTCGCCCCGGTGTCGTTGCCGCTCCGCAGCGTCGACTGACCATCCGCGACCTGGTTGCGCCGGGCACCACTGAATCGAACTCCGTCGAGTACGTTCGCGAGACCGGCTTCGTCAACAATGCCGCTCCTGTTTCGGAAGGCACCCAGAAGCCGTACTCGGACCTGACCTTCGAGCTGGAAAACGCGCCGGTTCGCACCATCGCCCACTTGTTCAAGGCAAGTCGCCAGATCCTGGACGACGCATCGGCCTTGCAGAGCTACATCGATGCGCGCGCTCGTTACGGCCTGATGTTGGTCGAAGAAGGTCAACTGCTCTACGGAAACGGAACCGGTGCCAATCTGCACGGCATCATTCCGCAGGCACAGGCCTACGCTCCGCCGAGCGGCGTAGTGGTGACTGCCGAGCAGCGAATCGACCGCATCCGCCTGGCGATCCTTCAGGCGCAACTGGCCGAGTTCCCGGCCAGCGGTATCGTGCTCAACCCCATCGACTGGGCGCTGATCGAGCTGACCAAGGACGCCGAGAACCGCTACATCATCGGCAGCCCGCAGAACGGCACCACTCCGACCCTCTGGCGTCTGCCGGTGGTGGAAACCCAGGCCATCACTCAGGACGAGTTCTTGACCGGGGCATTCTCGCTCGGCGCCCAGATCTTCGACCGCATGGATATCGAGGTTCTGGTCTCCACCGAGAACGACAAGGACTTCGAGAAAAACATGGTAACCATCCGCGCTGAAGAGCGACTGGCCTTCGCGGTCTATCGGCCTGAGGCGTTTGTCACTGGTTCGCTGACCGCCAGCTGACTGGAAGGGGCCGGTCTCCCGGCCCCTCTTTCTTTGAGGTGACTATGCCTGACGTAATGATCAAGCCAATTCGCTCATACCTGGACGGCGGTCGCGTGAGAAAGGCTGGTGGTGATGCATACCTTGCATCCGAGCATCTGGCTCGGCAGTTGGTGGCGCGCGGTCTTTGCCAGATTGTGGAATCAGAGATCCCAAAGCCTGTGGCTGGCGAGTTGCTGTCTGCCTCGCAAGTGGCCCCAGCCTCACAGCAGAAGACTGCGAACGAGTCCGAGAGTGGCGGAACTCCTCGCCGCAGAGGGCGGCCATCTGCACGAACACAACGTTCCGACTGACCCCCTGGGCTGATGCGCTGTGGGCAATGGATAAGGTCTGGTGGGAGCGCTACGCCTCGGAGGCCAAGGCCGTTTTCCAGGGCGAACTGCTCACCCTCAACGCCAACCGTTTCGGCATCAAGACGGCACGCATCGAGCACTACAGGAACTCAGGTGGCGGCGCAGTTTCCTTGGCCATCGCCAAGGGCGCTAAGCGCATCATCCTGCTGGGCTACGACATGCAGAAAACCAATGGCCAATCGCACTGGCACGGCGACCACCCGAAGGGGCTTGGGAGCGCCGGCAAGATCGCGGAATGGCCATCCGAGTTCGAGCGCCTGAAGCGCACCAACCCGACAATCGAGATCATCAATTGCACTCGCGAAACGGCGCTTACCTGTTTCGCGCGTAGACCGCTGGAGGACGCGCTGAATGAGCCTGATCCCGCTTGATACAGCAAAGTCCTTCCTTGATGTGATCCATGACTGGGATGACGTGAAGCTCCAGTTGCTGCTGGACGGAGCCGAAGACGAGGCCTGCCAATTCATGTGGCGCCAGTCTCTTGATGGCCTTTGCAACTGCGAAGAGAGCAGCGAGGTGGTCAGCAGCGATCCAGGCATTCCGCCTAGCGTGGTCATCGGAGTGCTTCTTTTGCTTCAGGCCAGCTATCAGGCTGCTCCCGAAGAAATCGCAACGCTGCGCAAGGCGGCCGAAGTGAAGCTGATGCCGTACAGATGCGGCTTGGGGGTTTGAATGCTGGCCCACCGTATGCGCCACCGCATTCAGTTTCAGCGGCAGGTCCAAACACAAGACCCTGATACGGGGGAAATGGTGACGACCTGGGAGGCCGTTCTGTTCTCTGGTCGCGCCGACCTTCCCGCCGACCTTCCCGCCGAGGTTCTGACTGGCTCAGGTCGCGAGTTGATCGCTGCCGATGCCACGCAGGCGGAGACCACCGCTCGCATCAATTGCCGATGGTTCCCGGTTGACCGCCTGGAACTCTACACCTGGCGGGTCATCTGGGATGGCCGAGTCTACAACATCACCAGCGCAGAGACCGATGTCACCGCTCGGCGCGAATGGAGACTGCGCTGCTCTGATGGATTGACGGACGGACGCTAGGAGGTCGCTTGTTTATCCGCGGAATGCTTGGCCTTGGTGACAATATCTACGCGCGCGCGTTCGTGAAGAAGCACCAGGGCGCCTATCTCGAAACGCCATGGCCGCAACTCTATTCAGACATCGATGTGAAATGCGTGCGTCCGAGCACGCAGCTCCGCACGCAAGCGAAGAACGTCCAGCGCCCGGCGCAGTGGCATAAGCCATTCGGTGGCGGCCAGCTCCGAATCGCCTACGGCCAGATGCCGATCATCCAGGGCTTGCGCCAAGCGTTCCGGTGCGAGCCCGGTGTGTTTGATTTGCCCCACTTCGGCCCGTCGCCGGTCGAGGGGCGCTACGTTCTCGTTCGTCCCGCGACGGTGCGCGCTGAGTGGCGTGCAGACACGCGCAACCCACTGCCTGAGTACATCGCCAGCGCTGCCTCAGAGATGCGCCGCAGGGGCTGGAAAGTGGTTTCCGTTGCGGACTTGGAGCCGGGCAAGGAATGGGCCATCGATCCACTCCCGCCGGCAGACATCCAGTTCCACAAGGGCGAACTGCCGGTTGAACAACTGCTGGCGCTGCTCCAGCACGCAGATGCCGTGATTGGCGGCATCGGCTGGATCGTTCCGGCCAGCATCGCCGCCAAGGTTCCGGCCTGGATCATCTGCGGCGGCCAGGGCGGATACAACTCGCCAGAACACATCACCGACAAGTGCATGGACCTGTCCCGCATCACCTTCGCGGTTCCTGACAGGTTCTGCCGCTGCACCATGAAGCAGCACAACTGCGACAAAAGGATCACCGATCATGACCAACGCTTTGCCGCCTGGGCTGACCGACTGCCTGCTCTGGTCTGAAGAGCTTGGCATGGGCTTCCACCCGCGCCCTCCGATGGACTACACGGGACCATATTTCGAGAAGTACCAGCTGCTTGATGCTACCCCGATGGGCGCTGCGCTGACCCAGACCCGTATTGATCTGGTGCGCCGTCACTTTGCCGGCCAGGTGGTAGACATCGGTATCGGAGGAGGCCGTTTCGTCACAGAGTCCGGCGCCATGGGTTTCGACGTGAACCCGGAGGCGGTGGACTGGCTGAGGGCGCAGGAGCGCTACTACGACCCGTACCAGCACCACGCAGAAGCCGTGACCTGCTGGGACAGCCTGGAACACATTCCCGAGCCGGAGAAGCTGCTCGACCACGTTGGCGAGTGGCTGTTCGTGTCGATGCCGATCTACAAGGATCAGACCGACTGCCTGGCCTCCAAACACTACAAGCCGGGCGAACATTGCTGGTATTGGAGCCTCCCTGGCCTGGTTGCCTGGTGCGAGCGACAGGGCTTCGAACTGGTGGAAATGAACGAGGTGGAATCAGACCTCGGCCGAGAAGGGATCACTAGCTTTGCGTTCCGGAGAGTCCATGGCTGATACCGTCGAATTCAGCATGACCGGGATGGATGAGGTCATCGAGAAGCTGAACCAGATGTCGCCGATGGTGAAGAAGAAAGGCGGTCGTCGTGCACTGGCAAGAGCAGCCTCAATAGTTCGTGCTCAGGCGCGTCAGAATGCGAGAGGGATTGACGATAGAACCACTCGCGAGATGATCGCTAAGAACATTGCGATGCAGTGGATGACCAGGATGAATCGCCAGACGGGCGACCTTGGCTATCGAATAGGAGTCCGCGGCGGCGCTCGGGATATGAGCGAATACGGAGAACTCAGCGGGGAGGGTAGGAACAACCCCGGGGGTGATACTTGGTACTGGCGGCTGGTTGAGTTTGGCACAGAAAGAACTCGGGCGAAGCCGTTCATGCGACCAGCACTTGAGACCACCGTTCAGGAAGCGACGAATGCGTTTGCCATCGAGCTAGAAAAGCAAATAGACAAAATTCTGGAGGGGTGATGTACCCGCCAATCTACAAGGTCTGCTCGAGCAACCCTGCTGTTACCGCGATCCTTGGCGCGTCCCCGCTGAGAATGTATCAGTTTGGCCTGGCCCCCCAGCTCGTCGTCAAACCGTACGCAACATGGCAGACCATATCTGGATCGCCAGAGAACTACCTATGGGGTCGCCCTGACGCCGATGGGTTCACCATCCAGGTGGACATTTTCTCAGCCACCGCTGCGGAAGCCAGAGATGCAGCAAAGGCCATCAGGGACGCAATTGAGCTATCAGCCTATGTAGTCCGCTGGGGAGGGGAATCTGTTGACCCTGATACCAAGACCTACCGAGTCAGCTTTGACATCGACTGGATAGTCCAGCGATAGACCAACCAATACCGACCAACCCGCCTTGAGCGGGTTTTTTTGTGCTTCAAGAAACCCGCCACAGGAGAAACACAATGGCAATTTTGGCTCAAGGAACCCAGATCTATGCCCTGGTTCCGTCCAGAGATTCTAGCGGCAGCCCGACTGGTGATTACGAAGTAATCGAGGTCGAGTGCGCAACCGCGTTCAACCCCGGCGGCAACCCCGCCGACCAGATCGAAACCACATGCCTTAGCGAAACTGTTCGGCGCTACCTGCGCGGACTACGCACGCCGGGACAGGCTTCACTGACCCTCAACGCTGACCCGCGCAACAGTTCCCATATCCGCCTCTACCAACTGTCCGAGTCTGACGACCAGATCGACCAGGACATCGCTTTTGCGGTTGGCTGGTCTGACGGAATCGGCATTGCACCCACCGAGGCTCAGGACAGCAACGGCGAGTGGGATTTCGTTCTGCCACCGACGCGCACTTGGTTCGTCTTCCGCGGCTATGTGAGCGACTTCCCGTTCGACTTCGCAGCCAACGCTGTAGTGACCTCTACCGCAACCATTCAGCGCTCCGGCGGTTCCGCCTGGGTTCTCAAAACCGCTTAAGGAGTGGCCATGCATCTGTCGATTGATTCCCTTAAAGAAGCTGGCGCCTTCACTGGCGCCCCCATCGAAAAAGAGATCACCTGGAAACAGGGCGATAAGGAACTGACTGCAACCGTGTACGTCCGGCCCTTGTCGTACAGCACCGCTGTTTCTGACCTTCTGGCCATGAATGGCAAGGTGGATGGCGTAGCGGGTCGGATAGCCGCGTCAATCGTGGATGAAGAGGGTAAGCCGGTATTCACGCCGGCAGATATCACCGGAGAGGCCGACCCCGATCGCGGCGCGCTGGATGGGAACCTGACCATCGCCCTACTCACTGTGATCGCTGAGGTGAACAACCTGGGAAAGACGACCAGCTCAGCGAACTAGATGAGGTTTGGCATGAGCTGGTGATGTGCGGGATTGGCGGAAGAACCATTGCGGAAGCCAAGTCCCGCCTCAGCTACAGGGAGTTCCTGAGCTGGTGCAAGTTCCGGGACAAGCGGGGGAGCCTCCATGTCGGCATGAGGGTAGAGCGCGGCTCGGCATTGCTCGCTGCGCTCTACGCCAACTCGCATAGTAAGGAGACGTACAAGTTGTACGACTTCATGCCGCATGAAGAAGAGCCCGTAATCAGTCTAGATCAGGCCCTTGAGACCTGGGCCTAGTCCTTCGTTTTGCCCGGATCGTTCCGGGCTTTTTCATTGGAGCCCGCAATGGCATCACGCAGCCTGGGGACGCTTACGCTCGATCTCATCGCCAAGGTTGGCGGGTTCGTGGCCGGCATGGAGAAGGCCGAGCGCACAGCAAAGAAAGGTGCTAAGGAAATTGGCAGCGCCGCCGATGCCGCATCGCTGGCCTGGGGGAAGCTTGGTAAGGTCGCTGCGGGCGCCCTCTCAGGAATCACTGTTGGAGCAGTTTTCGGTGCAGTGATCAGAAACACCAAGCAGATGGAGAAAGAGCAGGCGCAACTCGAAGCCGTTCTGCGCTCGACGGGAGAGTCTGCTGGTTTCAGCCGAGAACAGCTGAACGAAATGGCCTCGTCCATGGAGAGGACTAGCACTGTATCTGCCGGAGAAATCAACCAGGCACAGACCAACCTGCTGGCCTTCACTGGCATTGTTGGAGAGCAGTTTCCTCGCGCGCTTCAATCCGCCATTGACATGGCGGCGCGCACTGGAACTACTGTAACGTCCGCTGCCGAGACAATAGGTCGTGCCCTTGATGTTCCATCCAAGGGTCTTACCGCTCTGAGCAAACAAGGGTTTCGGTTTACAGAGGAACAGAAGAAAGCTGCTGAACAGCTTGAGGCAACTGGACGCACTGCTGAAGCTCAGGGAATTATTCTCAAAGCCCTTGAGGAGTCATATGGGGGGGCTGCTGCGGCTTCGCGCGATACCTTTGGCGGGGCCCTCATGGCTCTGCAAAACACCATTGACGGACTGTTGACAGGAAGCGAAGGAAGTCTGGACGGTGCCAAGGTTGCTATCGATGATCTCAATAGGGCATTGAGCGACCCCGCTACAGCGGAATCCGTCTCCAAACTTCTCGACCTGCTCGCGCAGGGAGCGTCAACCGTAGTTGATTCCTTGCCGTTCCTGATTGATGCGGGGGATGGCGTGGTGCGGGTATTCAGTATCGCGGCCGATGCCCTGGTAGGCGTTTTTGCCACTGCGACCATGCACGCGCAGGGGCTGGCCGCCTCAATGTTCGAAACGCTTTCGCTGCTACCAGACGCCCTTGGCGGGGATGATTTCGCAGCTAGAGCTGCTGAATACCGCGCAAGTGCTGCCATAAATCTGGGAGTAGCCAAAGAGGCTGCTGACGGCATTCGAGACGCGCTTGAGCGACCTCTTGCTGGATCCGCTATAGCAGATGCGGCCAGCAAGACGAAGGAGCTGAATAAGGCGAAGAAAGAGAGCAAGGATCTCGATGATGCAGCGATAAGCGCTGCTGCCAAAGCGGCTGGCGCAAGGAAAGAGGCCGAAGCTGCCGCAAAGCGTCAGCAGCAGGCGGTCGCCAGTCTTATTTCATCCATGCAACTGGAGGCTGCCACTGTTGGCATGACCGCCAACGAGCAGAAGCTTTACAGACTTCAATTGGACGGAGCAACTGCCTCTCAGTTAGCGCAGGCAAAGGCAGCCATTGAGACTGTCGAGTCCTTCAAGCAACAACAGAAGGCCCAGGAAGATTACAGGAAGCTGGTCCAAGACCTCAGGACTGACGAAGAGCGCCTGCTCGATACAACGAAAGAGCGCCTTGCTGTTCTTGACGCAATGCAAGGGCTGGAGCCTGACGAGCGCATGCAGGTTGCCGGGCGTATCGCCGGAGCCGCAACCACTGAGGCGCCAGAGTTTGGCGGTCTTGATGCGGTAATCGGCGGCCCGTTCAGCGAACTGCTGAAAATCGACGAGGCTGAGGAGAAGCTGCAAGAGTGGTACGACACGCAGCTTGAAATGCTCGAGCAGTTCCGCCAGGACCGCGCCGACCTCGCCGCTGTATGGGACGAAGAAGAGCTAGCCCTCAAGCAGCAGCACGAAGACGAGCTTGCGCGCATCGAGCAGGCCCGCCAGATGGCGCAGCTGGCATCGGCAGAAAGCATCTTCGGAGACCTCGCAGGACTGACAAAGACATTTGCCGGCGAGCAGTCCGGGCTCTACAAGGCGATGTTTGCGGTTCAGAAAGCTGCGGCGATAGCTCAGTCAATGGTTGCTATTCAGACTGGTATAGCAATGGCTGCGGCAAATCCTTGGCCTGCCAACCTGGCCGCGATGGCATCTGTAGCCGCGGCGACAGCTAGTATCGTTAGCAACATCGGCGCGATTGGCATGGCGCACGAGGGCATTGACTCCATCCCGCAGACCGGCACTTGGTTGCTGGAAAAGGGCGAGCGGGTAACCACAGCCGAAACCAGCGCCAAGCTCGACAAGACCCTGAGTGACATTCAGTCGGGAGGCACTGGCGCCCCGGTCGTGAACCTGTACGAAGACGCCAGTAAGGCTGGAACGGTAAACAGTCGGCAGGAGAACGGACAGAACGTCATCGATATCTTCGTGAGCAACATCATGAGCGACGGCAAGGCGCAGCAAGCGATTAGCCGGAAATTTGGACTGCAAGGGGTAGGGCAATGATCGAGTATCCGCGCGAGTATTTGCCCCTTCCGCTGCGCGAGGGCTATGCCTTCCAGGCGGTGAGCCCCATGCAGCGCACGGAGATGCAGAGCGGTCGAGCCAGGCAGCGGCGCCGGTTTACGTCGGTGCCGACTATGGCCTCGGTCGCGTGGATTCTCGATGACGTTCAGGCGCAGCTGTTCGAGGCATGGTTTGAGGATGCGCTGAAGTCTGGTTCTGAGTGGTTCGAGTGCCCACTGAAAACGCCAGAAGGAATTCGAGACTATGTTGCCCGGTTTACCGACATTTATGCCGGCCCGGCCCTGGTAGGCGTCAGCCACTGGCGTTTTACCGCTGAGCTTGAACTGCGCGAACGCCCGATCCTGGCGCCGGGCTGGGGCAACTTCCCTGGCTTCATCGCTGGATCGCGGATATTCGACCTTGCCATGAATCGTGAGTGGCCAGAATCGAAATACCAGACCTACATGGGCGCCTTTGACGAAGGCGTAAATCAGGAGTGGCCAGAATGACCGTGCTTGAGAAGGTCTATGCCTCTGGCGGCGACACCATCCTCTATACGCTTGAGCTGACATGCGAGGCATGGGCAGAGCCGATCCTGCTGGCCGAAGGGTTCGAGGATCAGCACTGCATCACCGAGGACGGCCGGCAGCTGACGTTCAAGGCGTCGGGCATTGGCCTGTCGCTGCCGAAGAAGACCAGCAGCGGCGCGCAGAACCTAAGTTTCGCGATCGATAACGTCACAGGGGAGGCCCAGGCAAAGATCGACGCGGCGCTGGAGGCGGAGAAGAAGGTGTTCCTGACCTTCAGGACCTACCTCGCCAGCGATCTAACGGCGCCGTCCGATCAGGTTTATCGCGCGACAGTGCTGAGCGGAAAGATCAAGGGCTCGACGGTCCAGGTTACGGCCGGCTTCTTCGATCTGATCAACACTGCGTTCCCTCGCGACCTGTACACCATCAACTTCGCCCCCGGCATTCGCTACCTATGACCTGGCTGGACAAATACCTCTCGTCCTCATATCGGGATGGGGGACGCGACCTGCCGTTCGTGGATTGTTACGGCCTGGTGCGCCTGGTGCGTGAGGAAGTGTTCGGGAAGGGCGACCTGCCGTCGTTCGGGCATGTGCGCAACACCATGCCCGCCGAGTTCACGCGCTGCGTCAAACATGCGGCTGCGGGCTTCGAGGAGTGCCGGCCGGAGCCGGGCGCGGTTGCCACAGTCTGGCGCGGGCGCATCTGCGTGCATATCGCAATCGTCGTCGAGATCGACGGCCGCCTGGCTGTGCTCGACACCGGCAGCAAGACCGGGCCCAGCTGGTCCAGCGTCCCGAGGTTTGAAGCGCGCTTCGCCAAGGTCGTCTACTTCAACAGGTAACCCCATGATCCGCATCTACCCGTCAAAGCTTCAGGGCGAGCCGCTGGAGACGCACCATATTGGCCAGCCGATGACCATTGCCGCCTGGCTGCGCGCCAACGTGAAGAACTATTCAGAGCGGGAGATCCACCCGATCAGCTTTGAAGTCAACGGCGCCCTGGTCCCGTCTGCCGAGTGGGATCGCTTCGTCATCAAGCCTGATGATGTGGTGGACGTTACTCCAGAGCCAAAGGAGCCCATTTCGGCAACTGCGCTGGCGATCTATGCGGCCGTTGCGGTGGCGGCGGTTGCGCTCGTTATCACGCTCATGCCCAAGCCGCAGATGAAGAGCTCTGGCGGCGTGACGCGCGGCGATGAGCTCAACGAGGCGTCAGCCAAAGGCAACAAAGTCAAAATCAACTCGCCTATTCGTGAGGTGGCAGGCAAGCGCCGGGTTTATCCAGACTACCTGCTGCCGCCACATCGCTTCTTCTCGTCGCCTCGTGACCAGTGGGTGGAGATGCTGCTGTGTGTGGGCAAAGGCAAGTTCGAGATCCCGGCCAGCCGAATCCTAGTAGGTGATACGCCGCTGATATCCCTGGGCAGCGATGCGGAATACAAAATCTACCAGCCCGGCCAATCGCTGGCGGGCAATACGGCTGCCGAGTGGTGGCACACCGCCGAGGAAGTTGGCGCGACTGCCACCGGCTCCGCTGGCCTGGAGCTGACCGCAACCTATGCGGTCGAGCCACAGCCATCCGCCACCAGCTACATTTTCAGCGGCGACACCATCACCATCCCGTCCGGTGCCGGCTCGTTCCCGGCTGGCTGGGCGCCTGGCATGATCGTCCGCATTGAAGCGCCGCGCCCCTATACAGTCGTCGATGGCGGGGCGGATCGCGACATCATTCAGGGCGCGCTGGCCTGGATGACCCCTTTCCCTGGTATGGTCATCGAAGTGGCGGGCGACTATGCCGGCAGTTTTGTCGTTCATAGCTACACGCCGGGCGCAGGCGTGCCTGATGAAATCACGCTCGACTACCCGGACGGTTCACCGGTCACGGCTTTGCCGGTCGGCTCCCCCTACCTGACAATCGGATATGCCGGCCTGCGCTATCGCCTGGTTGCGGCAAGTACCACGGCCATCAGCGTGGAGCGCCTTACCGACACAGGCGGGCCTGACGTACAGGAGTGGCTAGGCTTCGACGACTTCAACAGCGCCGATGCACTCATCACACTGGACGCCTCGACGCAAGAGGGCGACTGGACGGGCCCTTTCATGGCCTGCCCCGCGAATGAGCTGGCGAGTCATATCGAGTGGGACGTTATGTTCCCTGGCGGGATCGTCGGGGTGGACAAGAAGGGGCGTAAGTTCTACGTCTCGGTTACCGTCGAGATGCAATACCGCGATTCTGCGGTTGCGGGCGCTTGGACATCTGTTCGCAAAACCTACACGGCCGCCCAGGCTGACCAGCTTGGCTATACCGAGTCGCTGCAGTTGCCAAGCATGATGCGGCCCGAGGTTCGGCTGCGTCGGATCGGCGCCAAGTCTGACAGCACGCAAATCATTGATGGCGTTGAGTGGTACGGTCTGCGGGCCAAGCTGCAGGCTCCGACGGTATATGAAGGCGTGACAACCATTGCCGTCCGGGTGAAGGGGGGAAAGCGCCTAGCGGCTCAAACCGAGCAGCAGCTATCAGCCGAAGTCACTCGAGTACTTCCGGTTCGGACCGGGGAAGGCACCTGGGATGTCGAGACGCCTACGCGCGATATCGTCCCGTTCGTGGCCTATGTCGCTCGCTCGATCGGCTACACAGACGATGACCTCGACTTTGACGAGCTGGACCGCCTCGGCGAGCTGTGGGCTCAGCGCGGCGACCATTTCGATATGACGTATGAGTCGGCATCGACGGTCAAGCAGATCATCGGGCACGCGCTCAAGGCAGGCTATGCAGACCTGACCATCGAGCGCGGCAGGCTTTCGGCCGCTCGTGATGAGGTCCGCGGATCGCCGGAGCAGACGTTCGTGCCTCGGACAGATATGTACACACCGCAGAACATGACCGAAGAGCTTGAGCGGGACTTCTCCGCGCTTGGCCCTGACGACTTCGATGGTGTGGATGTTGAGTACGTTGACGAAAACACCTGGGCGGTGGAAACGGTTAAGTGCCGCTTGCCGGGTGACGTCGGGCGCAAGGTCGAGAAGATCACAGCCGAGGGCATCATCAACCGGACGCGCGCCTGGCGCCTTGGTATGCGGCAGCGGATGGCGCACAAGCACCGCCGCTGGGCGTATCGCTGGGCGACCGAGCTTGATGCGCTTAATTCGGGCTTCATGTCGTTCTGTCATGTCGCAGACGACGTGCCAGGCTACGGCCAGAGCGCGCTGATGCTGAGCTACGACAACGGAATCATCGAGTCGTCAGAGCCGTTCGACTGGTCCGCTGGCGGCGCGCATGTGGTTGGTATTCGCCGGCCAGATGGCACGCTTTCAGGTCCATACGCCGCGACGCGCATCGATGACTATAGGCTGTCGATCACTGGCTTGGACTTCGAGCCAGACACCTCGTGGAGCATCGAGCCGCCGCATCTTCTGTTTGGTCCGGTCAACCGCTGGAGCTATCCGGCGCTGATCACGTCAATCAGCCCGAGCGGCACAGATGGGGCGTCAGTAGAGGCAGTCAACTACGCGCCCGAAGTCTACACCTACGACAACGCCAGCGCCCCCAACTGACCGCACACACAAATCCAGAGCCCGCCAAAGAGCGGGCTTTTTCATGCTTGGAGAATTTGCATGACTACGTATGCCACCGGCAACCCGCTTGGCTCCAAAGACCCGCGCGACTTGTACGACAACTCCGAAAACTTAGACGCAGCGATGAACGACCGGGTGAATACCACGTGGAATGATCGTTTCGGCGTCTCCAGAAAAACCTGGTTTGGAGTCGAACAGCAGGTCAACGACTTCCTCGCCAACTCCGGCTTCGAGCTGCCGCCGCTGGTGTACGTCGATGGCTCAACGCTGACCGTAGATCGCCCGACCCAACTCATCGAGCGCGACGGGAATCTCTACAGCGTGAAACTGCCGGCGTCGTTCCCCGTTCAGCTTACCGGGAACTGGTCTGCCGACGAACCTCTGTTGACAGTTCGCTCTGACCAATCCTTGCGTCAGCAGCTGGCTGGGGCGGATGGCGCAGATATGGTCGGTCTTATTCGTGAAGGTACTACGCCGCAATACTCTACAACGGTTTACGACTGGTACCAGACGACGATGATCAATGCCGTGACTGACTACGGCATGGTTCCTGATTTCGATCCACAGCCTGGAACCGTCAATGGTACAAATAACCTAGTGGCCATCCAACGATTGATGGACGATCTTGCTCTTATGCCTGGTCGAAAGGTCGTTGTCTTCCCAGCCGGGAACTACTACTTCAATTGGGATGGAACCTCAAACGTCGGCGGAGTCGGCGTCTTGTGGGGAAGGGTTGGCGCAGGGCTATCGAACGTCACATTCTTCGGGTATGGCGCCACATTTTATGGCGGCTCTGCTGGTAGATTCCATGGAGTATTCAATGCTAACTATGGAGTTCTAATTAAAGGCTTAAGTGCGATCTGCTATGCCGGTGGAACTATTAGTACTAGCCGTCAGAATGACGCTTGTTTCAGCTGTAACTACAACTGTCACGGCGTTACTTTCGAAGATGTTTACATGGCAAACTGCCTGGGTGACTGTGTTTATCTTGGTGGCAGTCTAGAGAATGGAGTCTTAACTGGACTTCTCTGCCGAGACATATCTTTCAAAAACAGCACTTTAAAAGAAAGATATGGAAATGGAACAAGGTCATACTACACTGGCGGCACTCGCTCAAGGCTAGCAATCGCTGTAATTGATTGCATCGGTCTAACAATAGAAAACTGCACCATCATAGGTGGAATTGACTTTGAGCCCAATGCTGACGGCCAGAATCTTAGAAATATTAACGTAAAAAATAACGTATTCCACCAAGGAAACTACTCTGCCTACACAGGCTCAAACCCTTTTATGGAGGAAGCTATCAATAGCGGTAGTCAAGTAATCCGAGGAGACATCCGATTCCAATCTATTGCAGGCGGCGGGATTATTTCACAAAACATAAATATCACTGGAAACAGTTTCTACTATGGATTCCTGAGACAGACAGCCACCGCAATATCTGATGTCGTCTGGAGTAATAACCATATGTATCGTGGAATTTTTGCTCTGGCACATGACTCAGGCTCGAACAGCAATATAGGTGCTCGTATCAACGGCCTTACCATTGACCATGCACTGGCTGGTCTGGATGATGACATATTCGAACTAAAAGGATCCGGCACGACTCCCCCAAGTATCCCAGCCGTTGCTATTCTTTTACAGGGGAATATTGCCTACGCGAGAATCAGCGGGATCACTGCCGGAAAGTCTTCCGGCCAGTTCTCTTATTTATTTTATGCTGACCCTAATCATGCCGCAGGAGATAATGGACGCTGTACGATTTCTGACTGCTACATCCCTGGTGCCCCGATATCTAACTTTAGTTTCGCCAGTTCAACCGAAGTTCTCGGCACGACCTCAATGCCAAATTCCGGCATTGGTTCTTCCAATTTCGCAAGGATAACCGCAGACAGTATTTCAAACACTATCGGAACAGTTCAGCTTTCTAATAGCGGCACCATAAGCTGGCAGACTAATGGGAAGCGCAACATTGATGTAACTGCCACTACGACGGGGCTTTCCCTGACAGGAATTTCAAACTCTCCAGCAGTTGGCTCCGAGGTAAGAATTAGGAACGCTGGCTCAAACTCTTTCACTCTGGCATCTGGTGCGTCTTTCTATTTGAAAGGTGGTGCAAACGCTCTTCTTGATGACAACAGGAAGATGGTTACATTTGAACAGGTATCAGCCGGAGTATGGGTTGAGTCCTATAGGAATTTCTAAAAAGGTTGGGCTGCCTAGCAGCCCAATGCCTTATTTTTTATTAATTGTCATTGACCAGCCTATTGGATTTATCATCAACTTTACTTTTTCTCCAGGCATCGCGGTCTCAAGTTTTTTTACTTCATCTTTCCATTTTAGGTCTGGCATTTCTTGTATTTTGAAGTTTACCACTGCAACTACTATATACATTGCTGCTGCTGAGATTTTTACTGCTTTTTTAAATTTTCCACTTAGGCATGCTATGCAATAACAATATATTGCAAATAAGCAAATATTGGGTATTACAAGGTATCTCTCGCCGTGCAGCATGAATTTAGGCCACTGATCAACAGTGTTTGCCATTTGAGGTTTTGCAAGTGCAAATGCGAGCATTATTGTAGGGAATATTATTATTGACTTTATTCTCCAGTCTGCTTTCATAAAAGCATATATGATTGCTGTCATGCCTGCAAAGCATATCAAATATTTGAAGAATGGATATTCCCATAGCCAGGATGATTCTTTGGCGCTTGCAAAAGATCCAAAAAATATTCTGCTTGATAGAATGTTTGCAAGGTTTTCTATTGATGCACCTAATGGCGCTCTTGTTCTTGTGTCTGTGGCGGTTAACAATATTGAAGCTGCCTGTATGGCAGAGCAAAGAATAACTGTCGTTGATGTTGCATCTATTTTGTTTATTTTTATTTCTGGTATTTTGATAGAACCATTTTCTACAAGCTTTATTACTATTACTGGAATCATGAATACACAAAAAGGCCCGCTTGTGGATGCTATAACTGCAACAGTTATATCGTGTGCCTTCCAGTAGATTGTTTTTGGACTTTCTGCTATTAACAACATCAACAAGTAGAGAGCCAAATACCAGTGCGTGTTTGTGATATTCGAGTGTATTTCTGTTATTTCTGGCATCAGTATAGCGAATAGGGCTACTGCTATTCGACCCTGTATGCTCGCGAACCCCATTCTTGATGATAGAAGGAATGAGACACATGCCGCTCTAATTGAGAGAGCTATAATGTTGAATAGCAATGGTGCGTGTTCTATAGGAAGAATAAGAGAAAACGCTGCTGTTATTTTCGATATTGTTTGAAAATATCCATTTACCGGGGTTGCTAAGAAGCTTAATATATTTCCGTTGTAAGCACCTGAGTACCAGTAGTATCCATCCTCCGCCCAAAATTGTGGATTTATGAGAAGGTCTGGCCTTCTCGCCCACATCAATAAGAATGCAGCTGCAAATGATAGCGCTATAACATAGCGGTCTTTGATGTTGGCTGACGATATATTTTTTATCCTCTTTATCATTTTTTAGTATCCCTTTGTTTTGCTATATATCTAGGCCTGTTTTTTGTTTCTATGTATATTCGCCCTATGTACTCACCTAATACGCCGATGCCGATCAGTTGAATTCCCCCAAGAAAAAGCATTGAGACTAGAAGTGATGGATACCCTCTGACTGGATTCCCATATATTAGAGTCTCTAATATCATGACTGCCCCATAGAAAAAGGCGAATGTAGCAACTGATAGCCCTATATAAGTCCAAATGCGCAGCGGAACAGTCGAGAAGCTGGTAACCCCCTCAAGAGCAAGATTCCATAACTTCCATCCGTTGAACTTCGTAGAGCCTGCAACCCTTTCGGCCCTGGTGTACTCGACTACTGCCGTTTTACCTCCAGCCCATGAAAGAACCCCTTTCATGAAAAGGTTTTTCTCTGGCATCTGGCGTATGTTGTCAACGACAGCCCGAGACATCAGCCTGAAATCACCAACGTTCTCTTCTATTTTAGGGTGGCTGATTTTGTTGTGCAGGCGATAGAACCATTCTGCCGTCTTGCGTTTCAGGTGCCCGTCCGTTGACCTGTCGGTACGCTTTGCAAGGACTACATCATTTCCTTCTTGCCACTTACTAACTAGCTCAGGAATAATTTCAATAGGGTCTTGAAGGTCAACATCTATAGGGATTACCGCGTCCCCTGTAGCGTGATCGAGTCCAGCAAATAAAGCAGCCTCTTTGCCAAAGTTTCGAGTAAAAGATATTGGTAACACCAGTTGGTCAGATACAGATAGAGCATTTATTATGTCTTCTGTTGAGTCTGTGCTTCCATCATTTATAAAAATGATCTCTATTCTATGGTCTGCAAGTTCTTTGCATTTCCTGACTTCATTGTAGAATATCGGTATGGCGTCTTCTTCGTTGAAGACTGGAACTACTAGAGATAGCTTCACTTCTTATATTCCTTGAATACGAAATATTTAGAGTATATAAAGCCAGCGATAAGGCTTAATCCAGAAAACGAGATTAGAGTAATCACTGGATTGACATGAAGAATGTCTGCCGTATACCCGAAGGACACAGCCATTCCACCCATGAACAGGGTAAATGCTATGTAGCGTTTTGCGGTTGGGGATGCCTTGAACGTGAAGGCCGAATTGGCGAAGAAGCTGAAGGTAACTGCGCAGAGAAACGCTATCAGATTTGATAGGGCCTGACTGAGTCCGAGATATACGGATGCGCCAAATATGCTCCAGTGAATGCCGGTATTGACTGCCCCAACAAGCGCGAATCTAAGAAAAGCGCTCACCTTGCTACTCCATGCGCAGGGAAAATCACGAATGGTACCCGACCTGTGTGTAGCTCTCAATTCAATAGTGCCACTGAGCGCCGGCCCGTAGACCGGCTCCTAGCTGTCGTCTCCCGTGCTGCTGGTGATCCTGAGCGGTAGCTAACCTGAATACATTCCCGACGAAGATAGGCCCGCCATTGAGCGGGCTTCGTCGTTTTTGGAGACCCGTAAATGCGTACATCCCAACGAGGCATAGACCTCATCAAATCGTTCGAGGGCCTGCGCTTGTCCGCCTATCAGGACTCGGTGGGTGTCTGGACCATCGGCTATGGCACTACGCGGGGCGTGACCCGCTACATGACGATCACCGTTGAGCAGGCCGAGCGGATGTTGGCCAATGACATTCAGCGCTTCGAGCCTGAACTGGACAAGCTGGTGAAAGTGCCGCTGAACCAGAATCAGTGGGATGCCCTGATGAGCTTCGTCTACAACCTGGGATCGGCCAATCTTGCGTCGTCCACGCTGCTCAAGCTACTGAACAAGGGTGACTACCGGGGGGCGGCGGACCAGTTCCCGCGCTGGGTGAATGCGGGAGGTAAGCGCCTGGAGGGACTGGTTAAGCGTCGAACGGCGGAACGGGCGCTGTTCCTGGAGCCGCTGTCGTGATCTCGTCCCGTGTTGTCTCGATCGCGCTGGCCTGCCTGCTACTGCTCGGCCTCGGCGCCGCCGGCGGATTCTGGATCGGCGCGCGGCACTACCGGCCGCAGTTGGATGCCGCGAGCGCGGATCTGGCTGCCTGCCGTGCCTCCCGGGGAGAGTTGGAGTCCGCAGTGGCAGAGCAGGTCCGGCAGGTTGCCGCGCTGCGCATGGCCGACGAGCAGCGCGCCCGGGATGCCGCGCAGGCTGTGGAGCGGGGGCGGCAGCAGGCCGCGGAGCAGTATGCCGAAGCCAACCGTCTGCTGCGTGATCGCACAGCAGGAGAGCAGTGTGGTGCGACTGAACAGGTGATTGATCGGGAACTGGGATTGTAAAAAGCCCCGCGATGGCGGGGCTAGAATTCGCAGCACTTCCTATGGAATGCCTTTGTCGACATTCCGGCCTGTCTGGCCATGGAGGCGATCAGGTCATTGCTGAAGGGAGATTTGGGGCAATCGACTGTTACTATCCATCGGTTGCTACCCGCAGTCTTCACCCACTTTTCGTGAGATGTTCCCGTTCTTGGCCTTGGCTCGAACCCCATCGCTTTTAGAGCTGCCTTGACCTGTTTGCATGTGACGGGGTGGAGCCTTGCCATTTACGCCAGCTTAAGAGGCATGGCGTCTTTGAAGGTGAACACATCGCGCAGTCGGCTGACCTGCTCCCGGTATGCTAGGTAGTGATACTTCAGGCGTTGCACCAGCGGTGCTTTGCGGGCGAGGAGCTGAGCGGCGTATGGGTAGTCTTCACCCTCGAAGATGTCTTTCAGGTAATCGTAGGTTTGCTCGTGGAGTTTACGGATCACCTCTTCACGAGACTCACCCTGTACTGCCAGACACAGATCGATGCAGAACGCTTGCCATACGCCATCCTTGTGCTCCGCATACCCTCTGAGAAGGAATTGGACTGGTTTCATGGCGCCTCCTCTGGCTTACACAAGTTATCCACAGGATTCCCCCGGTGGACCGCGATTATCCCGTCCATATTGGGCATGTCAAGTGACATTTCCAGTATAGACAGCTAAACGACCGAAATATCAAGTCGAGGAAGGGCAATGAGAGGTGAATCAGGTTTTGCTCTATTGTGGGTTGCGGTCGCGCTGGCGGGATGCGCCGGCCAGGTGGAGCCTGAGCCGCGCACGGTGCGCGTAGAAGTTCCGGTGGCGGTGCCGTGCCGAGCGCCCGCGGTCGAGGTGCCGGCCTGGGCAGCGGCTGGGCTGAAGAAGAGCGACGACCTACAGACCAAGGTCCGCGCGCTGCTGGCAGAGCGGCGGCAGCGGATCGGGTATGAAGCCCAACTGCTGGCTGCCAACAGGGCCTGTCAGAATTAGGAGTAGACTACAACCTTTTCCTACGGAGCAGGGCGATGCTGGTCATTCGATTCAAGGGCTGGTCGGTGAAACTCGACCACCAGGTGGGTGGAGCAGGGAAGTTCGGCATCTGGTCGTTCCATTGCTCCGAGAGCACGTTCGTGCCTGGCATGGATAACTTGCTGCGGCATGCTGCCATTCGTCCGGCTGAGCCGGCAGAAGGGAAGAGCACCGAGGTAGAGGTTGCCATCTGTCGGCCTGGTGACCCGGAAGAGAAGTGGATTCCGGTGGGTAAGGGAGTGGCCGTGTACGAAGCCGAGCGCTGA